TTTACTGACCCACCATATTGAATATGACTCGATAAAGAATGACAAACTATTTGAAAAAGCCAAAAATATGGAGCAGTATTAAATGATTGAGATAATACAGTAGCAATAGATGTATTCAATTTAGTTTCTTGATTATGAATAGAAATATTATTTTTCTGGTGAGCAAACCATTACTCAAATATTTTACCATCTTCTCCTTGTTGGATTGTATGGGACAAACAATGATGAAAGCACGTTACTTATGCAGATGTTGAATTGTGTTATTCTAATATAGATGCACCTGCAAGAATGTTTACTCATATATGGGATTGATTCAGAAAAGATAGTGAGAAATGAGAAAAGCGAGTCCATCCAACACAAAAACCTGTAAAACTTATTGAAGAAATATGGAAATATTTTGATATAAAAGCAAATATAGTGCTCGATCTATTCTGATGAAGTGGCTCAACAATGGTAGCTTGTCATCAACTCAACAGAAGATGTTATATGTCAGAACTTGACCCAAAGTATGTTCAGACTATAGTAAATCGTATGATAAAGCTAGATTCTACACTAGAAATCAAGAGAAATTGACAACCGTATTTAATCGGATAATATTCGGATATGCCTAAAGAAGATACACAGTTCAAACCCTGAAACCCTTGATGACCTTGAAGAACGCCATGAAGCAGAAGCGTAGAGACTCTCTTTCGTGATGCTATTGCTAAGATTGCAAAAGACCAATCAATAGAAGATGTAGAGAGAGAATTAGTCATTACCCTCCTTGCTAAAGCTAAAAAGTGAGATATGAGAGCATTAGAGATGTACTTGGATAGACTTTATGGGAAACCAAAGCAATCAATTGAACAAAAAACAGAGCATACATTTACAGAACTAAATGAGGAACAAATTAAAAAGATAGCAACACAGGCATTAAAAACCATATAAGTTGTATAATATATAAAAAAGGCACAAGATTTACGAGGTAAATGAAAACGACTTCCTTTAAATAAAGCAAACTTGACAATATCAGAAGAACAAAAAGCATTCGCGGTAAATATGGCTCGGAATAACCTTCTGAGTTTTTGTGTGTTTAGTGATAAATTCTTCGAGATAAATCATCACCATGAAGTTATAGCAGATGCACTGCAAAGATTCATGGAATGAAAAGTAAAGAAACTTATACTTCAAACTCCTCCACGTTCTTGAAAGAGTCGTTTGATTTGTGAAGCAATCGCTTGGGCATTCTGAAATATACAGAACACAGATATTATCTACACCTGACACTCAATATCTCTTCTCGAATCATTCTCTCGTAATATCCGCGATAGAGTAAATTCACCTGAGTACAAATCTATCTTCAATGATACAGTCAAATGAGATAATTGAGCTGTATGAAGTTGGGCAATGACAAACAACAATCAATTAATGATTTATTGAGTTTGATGAGGTATTACAGGTAAATGAGGAAATAGACTTATTATTGATGACCCTTACGCAACTCGCCAAGATGCTGAGAGTGATACAATACGTAAAAGAGTAGAAGATTGGTACGACTCAACATTCCTTTCTCGTAGACACAATTCAGAAGCTTGAATATGCTTGATTATGCAGAGATGGCGAGAAGATGATTTAGTATGATATATACTAGAAAAAGAGAAAGACTGGGAGATTGTGAAGATTCCTGCAATCAGTGAAGAATGAATTAGTTTCTGGGAGTCTCGCTTTCCTGTTCCTTATTTAGAAGAGATGCGACATAACATATGAGATTATTTCTTTTCTTCTCAGTACCAACAAGAGCCTTTTGTTGAGTCAGGATGAGACTTCAAGAGAGATTACTTCCAATACTATGAAAAGACTCCTGAGAATCTAAAAGTCTATACTTTTGTAGATCCTGCAATATCCGATAAACAAGAAGCCGATTTTACTGCTATTGTAACCATAGGAATAGATAATAATAATAGAATTTATATATTAGATATTATCCACGATAGAATGAATCCAACTGATATAATCAATAGGATATTTGAAACGAACATAAAATGGCATCCTATCTCAATAGGAATAGAAGTAGTTGCATATCAAAAGATGCTTGCACTAGAAATAAGGAAACAGATGAATATGAGAAATATGATTTTTAATCTCGTAGAAGTAAATCCAATGTGAGAGAAGAATGCAAGAATTAGAACACTCTTACAGCCTAGATACTGAAATGCTAGTATTATTCATCCAAAGTATCATACTAAGATAAAAGAACTTGAACTAGAATTACTTAAGTTTCCAAATTGAAAACATGATGATATTATAGATTCTCTTTCAGCTTGTATAAAGATAAGTGAAGTACAAACAAACAATCGCTCAGTATCATACGAACGCGAAGATTAAAAATATTTGTAAATGATAAAATTTGCATATACTGAAAATACCTAATAAAAAACTATGTCTTTATTAAATTTACAAGAAAAACTACTCCCTCAAGTTCAACGTGAATATTCACAGTGAGAACAGCACGTACGAGTATGGAGAAGTGAAGTACAAAGCGAAATATCAAAACTACAGGAAAAAGTACCAGATGGGAAGATTAAAATAGACCTCGTAAAAGAAAATATTGATTTTGAGCGAGCTACATTTCTTACTGATGATATTGATGTTACTTTTGTATCAGATGAGTGAGTTCTTGCACAAGAAGTATGTAAAAATGCCAATCTTGTTGCAAAATATGACTATATTGACACAAATCGTAAAGATATAAAAGACCAAATCATAATAGATAACTGATATTACGGAGTTGCAGTAGAAGTTATGGATATGTACGATGAAGAAGAAAATCAACCAGTTTCACAACTCGTGCCTCCAGATACAGTAATTCCAGACCCTAGATGTCAAAAAGGCTCTTACCAAAGATTTGTTGGTATTGAACGAAGAATTCCAGACTGGAAACTTAAAACAGATAAGTTTGATATTGGTGAAATGGAAGTAGCTGACTTCTCTACTAGTTATGAGATGAGAATGTCAGATTTAAGCAAAGATAATACAAACTTTATTTACACAAATGAAGGCCTTGCTGATATTTACGACCATTATACAATATTTGAAGGTAAGAAAGTTCTTACTACATGGGTAAACGACAGAACAACACTCATACGATATGTAGAGCTTGACCCTCTTACAAAAGCGGAGAAGCTTAATCCAATGAAGATTAAATACCCAGTTATTTTTCATAGAAGGCGTTCTCATCCTTACAGATGGGCATGATATAGAATTAAAGAAGAAGTGGGTAACTCTGAAGATATCGTAACACAGCTTGCTAATCTTGAGATTGCTCAAGCTCGTATTGCTACTTACTGACCTGATACATTTGTTGATAATAATCTAGGAATTGACGTTGCACAAATGCAAAAGAAAAAACCAGGAGGATTAATTACAGGTGTAAATGTCACTCCAGGATCTAATATCGGTAATCATATATTCCAAAAGCAATACGCAGGAAATAATCAGCTTGCACAACAGGCTAAACAAGACCTTCTTGCTCGTGTTCAACGTAATACATGATACACAGATATTACAATGGGGGTTTCGCCACAAGGACAGCAAACAAAGTGAGAAATACAAACACTCCAGAATAACGCTAACAAGATCCTTTCTTGGGTATCTGATAGTTACCTTGATTGAGAAAAACAATATTACACTCTTTGGTATCGTTCTTACCAAGAAAACATGAGTCCTCGTTCTACTAAAACGATTGCTCTGTTTGATAATTGAGGAATGAGTAAGGAGCTTCGAAAGAATGAATTTATTTCAGATTGAAAAGTTATTATATATCTTGAATCCGCTTCACAACAGGCAATTAAGAATGAAAGAAATGTTACAAAGCTTATGGCAATGGCACAGTCTATCATACCTAACCTCAAGAGTGAGCAATCTGTAAATACATTCCTAAGAACTCTTGTAGATAAAAGTGCAATACAATGACTCGAATGAGAAGATGTAATTCCTCTATCATACGATGAAAGACTCGCATACGATAGACTTAAACTTCTCAATGCTGATATTCCAGTAGTAAGTGAGCCAGAAGCATGAGAAGACTTTAAAACACATATTGATATCTATGAAAAAGCAGTCAATACAAAATCAAAAAGAAGCCTTCTTGAAAAGTATCGTGATGCATATACAAGAACAAACCAAGCGTCAGTTAGTGGCCAGACTGATTGACAAGGTGCAAATATAGCAATGAATCTTCTTGCAAGCCAACAGAATCAAAACACTAATATGCAAGCAGGATTTTGAGCATAAGCTTAACTAAAAAATATGTACAAACCTTTTAAACCAACAGAAAAACAAGTAGAAGAACTCAAGTCACTCATGCAACACCCTGGGTGGCTTGTTATATTAGAAAGAGCAGAATTCGAACATAGTGAAGCATGAAAAGTACTTCTTAAAATCATACAGTCTCTTGATACTACAAATCCTGATGATTTACTTACACTTGAGAAAGAAGGTATTAAAGCTAATGCAGTTACAGAATTCCTGAATAGTATGAAAAGTTATACTATGGAAACTTACTCTCCAGATTAGGTGTTGACAGAATTTAGAATTTCGTATACTAAAATTGTGACCTGGTAATGTCATTATAAACTTATTTTTTATCCTTATCACTTTTAACATACTACTATGAGTGAAGTAGAAAACGAAATTGTTGAAGACACTATAGATATAGATGTCGAAGAAACAAACACAGAAGATTCATCTTCTGACTCTTCCGATGAAATTACCTATGAACAGGCAATGGAATGGAAGAAAAAGGCAGAAAGGCTTGAAAAAGCCGAAAGAACTCTCGTTGAACAAAAGCGAAAGCTAAAGGAAATCGAGAAGACTGAAAAACCTGCCGATTTATCTGATGAAGATCGTCCAATGACAAAGTTTGACTTTGAAGTTGAGAAATTCATTGATAAAAATCCTGACATAGCAGAATATCGCGATGACCTCGTGAAATATGCTAAAGAAAAGAAGCTAACACTTGCACAGGCAAAAATTCTCGTTGAAAGCGAGGACAAGACTATCAAGAATAGGCAAAAAACAACTCAATCTCGTGTATCTGATTGAGAATCCCCAGAGCAAAGTTCTTATACTAAGGACTATCTTGCTAAACTAGACCCGAAAAATCCTAAAGAGCGTGCTCTTTACAACAGGATTATGGATAAAGTTGAAGCCTGAAAAGCTTATATAAAATAATGCTAAGGGGAAAAAGTTAGATACACTCTAATTCTAACCCCTTAAAACTATGGCAAATACGACCTTTTCACCCCATTTGTTTTCAAATGCTGTGCTTCGTAAATTCGACCAAATCACCACTTTCCAGGATTATGCTAACAATGCATATACTGGAGAAATCAAGCGTTTTGGTGACTCAATTCACGTTCAAACTGCTCCTACTATCTCCTTTACTGCTTCTTCTGTAACTTCTCCTGGAGCTTCAACATTTGCAACAGGAACAGGTCCTGGAGGTGTAATTACTGCTTCTGACTTTACTATGGTTGGTGAAAATCTTGTTATCAACAAGTATCACGAATATCGTACTAAGTTCTCAACATTCGAACTTACTCAATCAGGAGTAGACCTCGAATCAGTTGCAGCTGACCGCTATGCTGTTGCTTACGCAAACCTCATGGATGACCAGTTCCGCGACCAAATCCTTTCAGTTGATACAGCTACTATTCCTACGAATAACAAGCTTTATTCAGGAGCACCAAAATCAGACGTTTCTAAAACTACTATCTACGGATATATCGAGGAAATGCGTACTGCTCTTGCAAACCTCAACGTTGTTGATAATCTTGTTCTCTTCCTCTGTCCTAAGCATTACTCAGCTCTCCTTCAATCTGGAGTGTTTGATAACTCTGACTCTGGATTTGCAGCTCGTAAGGTAGGAAGCTTTGGAATGCTCGGTAACGTAAAAGTTATCATGACTCCTCAGCTCACTGCATCATTCGAAATGATTATGCTCCAAGATAAGACTGTTAACTTCGTTACTCAAATCAATGAGACAGCTCTTGAAAAAGCTCCAGATGGATTCTACTACAACTTTATGGCTACTGCCGTATGGGGAGGTAAAATCTTTACAGAGATGGCTAAGGGAATTTGTATTTTCTACGCAAGTGCGTAATCTCTTAACCCTATAAACTATGAAATTTACACTATCTAATAAAGCTCTTACACGTATTAATCGCGGAGGACTCCAGTTCAATGCAATTAATGGCGTATTTGACACAGAAGCATATGCTGATCCTCGACTCTTTTGGACTTCTGAAAAGTTTGCAGAACCTCTTGGTTCAGAAGCAATTAAAGCCGCTCAAGAAGAACTAATTGCAGTTGCTGAAGCTATGTGAGCAACATTCCTTGATACTCCTAAGGCTAAAAAGTCTAAGGCAACAGAGGAAGAAGCTCCTGTAACAGAGTAGTTTTCTCTCCTGTCCTCTTCGGAGGATAGGGAGAAGCCTAACTATAAAACACTATGAGTACACCTTCCGAAATAATAGCAAAAGCAAGAAGACAGACGCACTCAAATTCTGTTTCTTATACTGATACTGATGCTATACTTGATCTTAACAATCGTAGACAAACAATTATTTGACGCATCCAAACAGAGGTAGATGAGTGACATTTTTGGACATGGGTAACTGATACAACAACAAGCTGAGTATCAGAGTATAATATATCTTCAATGTCTTCATGATTAAAAATAAATCAAGTAGATAAAGTTGCAATTAAATTCTTTTCAACAGATACAAAGTATACTCCACTTACTCGTGTTGATTTTAATACTCTTGACCTTGATTGGCCATCATATTCAGATTGGGCATGACTACCTTTCTATTTTGTAAAAGATAATTCAGTATTCATTGCACCAACACCATCCGAAACTGTAGCAACTGGGTTTAAGGCATATATTGTTTATCAGCCTGCAGATGTAACTACTGCAAGCACAGAAGATGATATGAAAATCGCTCCAAGATTTCACCAATACATTGTAGACGGAATGAGTGCAGATTATTGGTATGCAAATTGAAATGAAAATAAATGACAATTTTATGAAAACTTATTTGATAAATGAGTAACTTCAATGATTTCCGCAATGAAAAATAGGGCTCAACAGCCTGTTGAATTTGTTGTATCTACTAATCCATACGAATAAAATGGCATGACTACTCTTTAATGAATGGAATTGAATAGCAGATAATGAGTACCTCTCACGAAAATGAGAGGCTTTCGACATGAACAATATAGATGTTTCTATACCAAGAAGAATTAAACCAACAAATGCTTTTGGTTACTCTCTTACAGAAACATATGGCTCTAGTGATACTCTTTATTATGCTACAGAAACAGCTGTTTGAGTAGTGCAGTCGTACTGAGGTGCCACATATGTAAATACAGTAAACACAACGGCATATTGTCCTTGAGCTTATGAGCATGTTTCAACAGGTAACATAAGTACAGGAAGCTGGGATAAAGATATAAATCCTGACAAAATACGTCATTTCTTTATTTGAGCTTCAAATATATATGTTGTAAATGCTTTATGAACTGCCCTTGAAACCGCAGCTATAAGTATAGCATCACAAACTACACAAGGCACTTCTCGTGCTATATGTAATCTATACGATGATGTTATATTATACGCCAGAAAGAATAAAGTATACTCAATTGATGCAACAGCATACACTGTAAATAATACAGCAACATGACAAGTATTTTTAATGCCTTCTTGAGCTTCTATAAAATATCTTTATTTTTTCAACAATCTAATAACTGTTGTATATGTAATAAACAATGATACATACTTCCAATCAGTTTCAAAATCATGAAGTACATACGCTCTAAGTTGATATACAACTATAGTTAAGTGATTTAAATGTATTGATGCAGTATGAGATAATGGATTAATTTATTGGATTTCAACTGAATGAATACATATTTACAGTGGACAGAGCCAATTTGTAAAAAGATTGCAATCCTCTTACTCATTCTCAACTAGTGCAAGGGTTTCTTACAATAAATGATACCTAAATATTGCGGATTGACTTGTATTTTGGAAATACTGACATAAATATCCTTGATATACAGATTGTTTAAGTAAGCAAGACATAGATAGATCATCATATGGAGTAACAGAAAATTACGCTATAGTGTTCCAATCATGAGTAAATAAATGGTATTTAAACCAAACTTCCGACGTATTTGTATTGAATAATACGTGGACATCTCCTACATATATGGCAAATGAGTTCTGAGCAACAAAAGAATGACTTTGGATAAGAATCTGACACAGATTCCCTCTCACAACATATTCAAATGCTACAACTCAAGCAAGTGTTGTTGTATCAATACAAACTGATGCAATAAATGCAGCTAATACTTCAACATTTGTTACGTTAGTAACAGTAAATGACCATTCTAAAGCATATACTGTTATAAATCCTTCAACCATATCCAAAGCTCTTGAAACAGCATGATATACGTCTAACTTTAATTGGCTAAAGGTAAAAATAAACATTACTTGAGGTGATTCTGTTACAGCAAATTGAAACACATATTACCTTAAAGCCCCAGAAGTATTTGATTTTATGATAAGCCATAATGAAATTTTAACTTCCTTCTAATGAAAAACACTCAATATACATTCCCAGAAGCTAAAGCATTTACTCCAAGCTTTATACAAATACCTTGATTAAACGCTCAACCAATAGACTACAATCTTTTAAAAAATAAGCCATAATCATTTGAAAACGATAATAATTCTCATATAATTAAAACAACATGGAAGATACACTCAAAAACATCGAAAAATACCTTAAAAGTATGGCAAAATCACTCGAAACTATGGCTAAAGTCGAGAGTGAGGAAAATAAGCGTGAAATAGCTGAAATGAAGCAAGAAATTAAAGACAAAGAGAAAGAAAAACAAGAGGCTATAGATGATGCAAATGAAATCATTGCAATACTTGAAAAAGAAAACATTGAACTATCTGGAAAGATAAAGAACGAGATTACTTCATCACTTCAAGACTAATGGCTACACAACTTCAAGATTTACAGGCAAAACGCAAAGAATTGCAAGCCACTAATCCAAATGCTACAATGCTCGATGCAAAGAATGCTCTTGCTCCTGCTATTTCAAACGCACCAGTTGCATGAGTCGCACCTGTAGTTACTCCACCAACTCCAACAAATCCACAAGATATTGTAAAACAATACAACCAGAATAAATTACAAGAGAATAAGGCTAAAGTACAATCTGAAATACAGGCGGGAACACGACCTGCAGTTGGAACACAGGCAACACCCGCACAAACCCCTGAGATTATTCAGCAGGCACAAACTCAAACTGCACAGGCTAATACTCCAGCTCCTGCAACAACTGAAACTCCAACAGCACCAGTAACACCTACTGAAACAGAAACAACACCAAAGACAACAACGCCAGTTACAACACAGGTAGCTGCACCTGTAATCACGCCTGATTCTAATAGTATTTATACAAATCTTCGTAGTAATACACCACTCCCAGATGCAGTAAAAAGCACACAGGCTTACAAAGATGCTCAAGCTCGTTATAACAACTTCCAAAAGTACGCAAGTTATGATGTAAATACTCTCACTACAGCTCTTTCAAATGGTACAATTCTTCCAGGCACAAGCACGTGGAATGATTTAATGACAGATCCTGTAATGTGAGGGAAAATTCTACAAGCAAAGGCACTCACTAATTGAAAATGAGTAGATTATGTAAAAACAACACAACAGGCAAGTGATAATATAGTAGCCAATAGCCCAATATTATCTTGAATGCTTGCCGATTGACAAATCACAGCAGAAGAATGGGCTCAAGCTACAAACACTCCAGAAGTAACAGCAAAAATGGCAGATGTAGAAACCAAAAAGAATGCTTATGACACACTAAAAGCTAAATATGATGCAGTTGAAGATGATGTAAAGAAAGAATATGAGAATAAAAGTGTAGCAGGGTCGTATCTTGACTCAATTGTTGCAGATAGGCGTAAAGCAATGGCAAAAGAACTTACTATAGCATGAGATACTTACAATAACGCACTCGGTACACTTACTCAGCTTAAGCAGGATGCAAGTAACAAATTTGAGACTAATATGAAGCTTTACCAAGAGCAAAAAGCACAAGAGAATCAGTATAAAATGGCACAATACCAAGCTCAACTCGGTCTTGCTACTAATCAAGCTAAGCTTCAACAAGAAGCAGACTTTGCAAAACAACAAGCATATGCTAACATAAATGATCCAGCCACTGCAATAAATAATGTAATGGAAGAGTATAAGAAACTTGGTATTCCATTTACAACTACACTTCAATCAAGACTTCAAGAGTTTGCTAATAGTGGAAAATCCCTTCCTGACTATCTCACTCAAATGACAGAGAGTATTCAAGCAAGTCCAGCATATCAAGCATATAAAACGAAGAAAGATGCAGAATGAGTATCATTCCAGACTATTTGAGACAAGGTATATAAAGTACAAAATGGGCAACTTATTGAACAAAAATGAATCAGTGTAAAATCAACAAAGCCAAGTTGGAAGTATGATACAAATACAGGAACATGGATTGATGAGAATACTTGAGTTCGTCCAGATATACAAGCTCTTACGCAAGCTAAATGACAAACCCTTCTTGATGCTCCAGATGGAATGGTAATACCTTCAAGACTTTCTGAAACTACAAATTCAAATGGGTGAAAAGAGTGTGCAGAATATGTAAATGATATTACTTGAATATGACTTGGTAATACATGGGCTTCCAAAAAAGCAAAGATAGATGACAAAATTATAGTCCCTGAAGCGTGAGATACTGCAATCTGGATTCCAGATCCTAGCAACAAGACTTTTGCTAAATATGGACATGCATGAATAGTAACATGAGTATCAGAAGATGGAAGTATGGTAACAATTAAGTCATCTAACTTGAATTGAGACGGAGCTATTTCAACAATTACTGTTCCTATTAGTCAAATTGACCAGACGTGAGGATTTGCAAAAAGTTCCATAAGACAAACTGGCACACAATCTACAGAAATAACTCCTGCAGATATTTCTACATATAATAGTGCTACATTTAAACCGCAAACAGACTTAAAAACACAGGCTCAAAAAGATAAGTATAAGAAATTCTTGCAAGATAAAGCAAGCGTGATGAATAATAAAGATGTAGATATTCAATCTATTTTAGCGTATTCAGCATGAGGAAAAGAACTTACAGATGCAACAATAAAACCACTTGAAAAATTTAATAGTGCCTTAGACCAAATTGGATCAATTCAAGAACAAATATCTAAAATGGATACATGACCAATTCTTGGAAGATTAAGAAACCTAAATCCTTATGATACAGATGCTCAGGCCTTAAAGGCTCAACTCACGGCACTAATGCCTACAGTTGCACGATGAGTATATGGAGAAGTATGAGTCCTTACCGACAACGATATCCGTCTTTATGCACAAACTATACCGAATCTTACGAATACAAACGATGTGAACAATGCAGTTCTCGCAATGTCATTAAAGGTAATTGCATGAGGATATAAGAGACAGCTTCAAACTCTTGCGGCGGCATGAAAAGATGTGTCAGGATTTTCGGGAATATATGATTGACTTATGAATCAGGTAAAATCTCTTGAGTCGCAAGTGTGAATAAATTGAGCTAATACACAGGATAATGAATTGGATTCTCTCTATAACTGACTATAAAATATGAATCTTTTTGACCAAATAACATGAAAATCAAGTGTGCAAGGATTTTTCTGACAAAAAAAATCAGAGACTCCATCTTTTCAGCTTACTCAGCAACCAATAGCACCAATAACAAGTAGTTATGTACAGCCACCTATTACAAATACTATTTTTCCACAACAATCTACACAATCATTTCAGCAACCAGTACAGCAACCAGTACAAGAAGATTCGATAACAACACAACTTAAAGCTAAAGGTTATAATGATAAGGATATAGAGTTTTTAAAGCAGGCTAAACAAAAAGGATATACAAGTCAACAGGCATTTTGATACCTTGACTCTAAAAAGAAACCACAACAACCAGTGCAAGAGACTCCAATTACAGAAAAATTCAAGATAAAATCATCAGAAAATTTTTGACTTGTAGAGTGAGCTAAAGATATTTGAAAATTCTTTGCAAATTTTCCAGCAGATACCGTAGAAAATGTATGATGATTCTATGATGCAATACGACACCCAATAAATACACTCAGTTCTATGTATACTGTGTGACAAGGTATTTCAGATAAAGCAGTTTATTCTATTGCAAACTCTATTTCATCGGCTATTTGATGAAAAACAGTATGACCGACAGAAGAAGCTCAAATCGTAGATATAATATGAAAAGATATTATTGATAAATATTGAACAGCATGAAAATTTAAGAAAGCTGTAGTTGAAAATCCTGTTGATACACTACTTACTCTTATGGGTTGATTATGAGTTCTTGGTAAAGTAGCAGAAGCAAGAAATATGGTAAATGTTGCAAATAATATTAATAAAATACAACAAGTAATAAATCCTGTAAATATTCTAAAACAAGAGGCAAAATTAGTTACAAAACCTATTGGATACATAGGGAAGGAGGTAATACCACAAGTGCTTGGTAAAACTACTTGAACAAGTCCTGAAACAATTAGAACAGCATTTACACAATGAGGAACTCCTGAATTTCAATCAGCACTTCGTTGAGAAACTACCGCACAGGATATTCTTAATAGTACAAAAGAGTGACTTCAAGCGATTAAAGATAACAGGTCTCAATTGTATTGAGAAGATTATAAAAAACTTCAAGAAAACAATAATCCAATACAGCTCAATGAGTGAGAAAATGGGTTGCTTTGAAATACATTAAAATCTCTTGAAAAAGACTATAATGTTAAACCAGTATATGATGCAAAATGAAATCTAACGTGACTTGATTTCTCACAAAGTAAAATAACAGGTGGAACAAGTCAGTCACAAGTACAATCAATTGTAGATGATTTAAAAGGATGGAAGGATACAACGCCTACTGGAATGGATATCCTTAAACAACGTATACAGGATTATTTTAGAGGCACTCCAGAAAGTAGTAAGGGTGATCGAATCTCTACAATTGTATCGAATGCAATTAAAGATAAGATTGTTGCACAAGTTCCTGAATACGCAGATATGACAGCAACATACGAAAAAATTACAAATCAAATAAAAGAAATAACAAAAACATTATCACTTTGAGATAAAACACAAGCACAAACAGCTATTACAAAACTTAACTGAGTATTGCGAGAAAATTTTCCTGCAAGACAAGACATGGTAAAACTTATAGAGCAGTATTCAGGTAAAAATATCCAATGACAAATAGCATGAGCAAGTCTAAATCCACTTCTTGCAAAGTGACTTGCATGAGTAATAACTTGAGGATGATTTATATTCTGACAACTTGCAAATCCAGCATTCTGGTGATGACTTGCACTTGCAAGCCCTCGGTTAATTGGAGAAATAGCAAATACTATATGAATTCCCATAGAAAAATTTAAATCAGCAATTAACAATCTAAAAAATGCTAATATTACTTCTAATACTACTCGGAGTGCTATGGAATGAAGCGCTAAAGTAAAACCATTTACTAAAACTCCTATTATTACGCAAAAAATAACACCTAAAAAAATAACTCCTACTCCAGAAATAAAATCATCTACTCAAGCTAGATGACCAATAGACCCTACTACATGAAAAAGAAAGACTATTGTACAATCCCCTACAGCCTATGAAGCATGAATAAGAAGGCCATATACACTTTCTTCATTAAAAGCCCCACAACCTAAACAACTATTTGCTTGAGAGAATGCAAAAGCACCTCCAAAGTGAAAGACAGGTTGGTTTAAGTGAGCTGATGGAAAAATGAGATTTGAGATAGATGATAGTCAGGCAAAATTTGAATTTCCAAAAAGAACAACTGATAAAACAAATCTTGAATACTGAAAAGCTAGTCTTGATATTGCAGATGCTCCAGATACAGAAGTTTCATTTATGAAAGAACTAGATTGATTTAAATGAACCAATGATGAGTATAGAGCATATCAAAGAAAAATGGGTTATGATAAAATGTATGATATAAAGAAATGAGAATATAGACTCTGAGATGTACTACAACATAGTGAACTATACAAACAATACCCTGAACTTGCGAATACACCTGTATCATTTCATACTGAATGAGGGACTAGAAGTGCATGAGAGATGACAAATTGAAAAATATCTATTGCTGTAAATTCTAAAGACCCAAAGAGTGTTATTCTTCACGAAATACAGCATATAATCCAAACAAAAGAATGATTTGCAAAAGGTGGAAGTATAGATTGAGTAATGTGAGATATTAGAAATAAAATTACAACATTATGAAAAGAAATGGAGAAATTATGATGAAAATGATACTGAACTCCAGAATATAATAAAATCCGTTCTGAGTATAATTCTTATATTGATATTGAAAAAAAAGCAAAAACTGAACCATGAAAAGCACTTGAATTATATAAATCTCTCGCTTGAGAAGTAGAAGCTCGCAATGTCCAATCTCGTATGAATCTTACAGCAAAAGAAAGAACTATTAAAAAACCTGAATCTACAGAAGATATACCAAGACCTAAACAAATAATCAGAATGGGTAGTAAATGAACTATGTTATCAAGACCATATACACTTAATGGTAATAAGCCAATAGTAAAGAGAGCAAGTGATGTAGATAGTTGACTAATAGAAGAAAAAATACCAAAACCAGACGAGAAATTTCTTGCAAAATTTGCAGAATGAAAAACATTAGACGAATTTATGTGATTTGTAAGAGGTTCATCTACCCAGTATTGAGGATATGAGCCAAGACTAAGAAGATATTTAAGACCAGAATCTAAAAGATTAAATGAGTTAGTACCAAAAGACCCAAATACTAGAATGATAACAATTTATAGATGAATAGATAAATCAGAAAATCCAAGAATAAAATCTGAAATAAAATGATGAGATTTTGTAACAACAAGTTATGATGATGCATTATCTTATGCTGACTCTCCTGCTAATGTAGTTTCAAAAAGAGTTCCAATAAGTACGCTTGTTACTGAATTTCCAGAAGAGTTTATAAAAAATAATAAATGAAAATCTATTGGAGAAATTGTAGATTATGAGCTAATATGGAAACCTTACGACCACCCATTTATAAAAGTAACAGATAATCAACTAAAACAAATCTACGAACAAGCAAAATCCCCACAGAAAACAGTAAAACCTTTGACTGAATGAAAACAATCTGCTACAATGGGTGATATGGAGACAAAGAAGCTCATAGAAGAGGCAAAATCACTATGAAAATATGATAATTCATACGATGTATTAAAAGGGAAAAAACTTTATAGATGATGAAATGAGGATTGAGTATTTTGGACTGATGATATAGATATTGCAAAATCATTTTGAGATGAATGAGTTATAGAAAAGACTATTACAATAAAAAACCCACTAGACGTGAGAAGTAAATGAATTAGGGATTATATCAAAAAGAATACTAATATCAACATAGATGATGCTACTTCTGCATATTCAAGAAGCCTCCCAGAGTTCAAAAAACTTATGAAATGGGCAAAAGAAAATTGATATGATTGAATTATAGGAAAAACAAGTGATAATTGATTGAATTTTACTGGAAATGAATTTGTTATTTTAAAATAAATTCATATAGTATATATATCCTCTACAAAGGTGTCTTAACTCCCCCTGCTGTGCTTTACGGTACACAGGGTTTTTTATTATAAATTATTTAGTTAAATTTCAGCAAAAAATAGAACACCAGAAAATAATCTGGTGTTTTAGTTTTCTATGTTAAAAATAAGATATTCTAATTTATTTCTTGCATCTGTTTTATTTTTTGCTTCTCATACTTTTGTGGAAAATCAATATGATAATTGATATACTCAATATTCATCTGGTCATATAAATTCACTAAATCAAACAATATTGTTTTTGTAAACTGCAATAAGTGTATATGGTCACATAGAAAATACTCCGTCACGCCTTCTAGTTGCTCTATCTTGCATTTCTTTTATTTTATTTTTATCCATATATATAAAAAATATCCACTCTATCCTATATGCTCAGTCGCTAAACGGCACACATAGGATACAATGGAAAATAAAAAGCGACTGATTTAATCCGTTTAGCTGAATCCATTATATTCAAAAACTATTTTATTGCAAATATTTGTAGATTCGTATAATGAAATTACCTAAATTAAAACTATGCTAAAATCCTGAAAGTCTCAAAAGACAGTCTCTAAGAACATCTCAAAACTCATGAATGAAAAACCATGAAAGACTCGTGCAAAAGCTATCAATACAATAGCTAAAAAAGAAGGAATACCAAAGAAGAAGGCAGAGCTAAAGCAGGCAATTGCAATTGCTCTCTCTAAAGCAGGAAAATCTAAATCTAAAAAATAATCTATGGCAATTCTATATCCAACATCACTAGATACTCTCACAAATCCAAATAGTTCACAATATATGGATGACCCAACTGTATCAGCAACATGAATAGTGTCTAATTTAAATGATGCTGTTGAAGCCTTGGAAGCTAAGGTATGAATAAATGGATCTGCAGTGACAACCTCCCTTGATTATAAGACTTCACGTCTCACAACAAAAGGGGATATTCTCACTCACGACTGAACCAATCCAATAAAAATAGCTACTTGAACAGATGGCTATATGCTTATATCTGATTCAACAAAACCTACAGGACATGATTGGATAGCTCCCACAAGCTGAGGAACTGTAACAACCGCAAGTGTTGTATCTGCCAACTGATTTGCATGAACAGTCGCAACAGCTACTACAACTCCTGCAATAACTCTCACCACTTCTGTTACCTGAGTTCTAAAAGGTAATTGAACAGCTATTAGTGCAGCAACCGCATGAACTGATTATGTAACACCAACAGGTAGTGAAACTCTCACAAATAAGACGCTCACAAGCCCTGCTATAACATGATGAACAGCAACCTCACAGACTATAACAACACCAGTAGTTAACGTATGAAGTGATGCAAATGGGGATATGTACTACAGAGCATCATGAACACTATCAAGAATACCTATTTGAAGTACAAATAATACTCTTAGTATAGTTGCATGAGTCCCAACATGGTGAGACCCTTATACATACACAGGTGCTGTAATAAATGACTCAATTTCTGTAAATTGAACATGAAGCTTTGCAACAACTAGTAGACAAGTTTCAAACATGAGTGTTGCAGACGTAGCGTTAACAAGATGAACAGATTGAAATACAAAACTTGAATACTCTCCAAATAATGTAACATGGACTGATATAGTAAATATAACAACAGCATGAAGTGTATCGTTCCCAATACTTATGAAAAAATGATACTACTACAGAGTAAATGCAACGTCAAACATTGCATGAGCAGCTAATACAGCATCTATAAACTACATTCAATAATATGCTTTCTGAAAGAATACCACCAAACGTAACTCGAACATTATGGGATTCTCACATACTATGGGATTCTCATTTAAGATGGGATTGAGAAATAATAGCGGCAAGTACACTAGCATGACGTACATGAGTATCCAATACTCTTACATGAAGAACTATTCCAACAAATACTTTAACTACTAGACCTAGTATCACATGATTCATTTCCTATACTTGGGATAACGCACCTGATACTTGGGCTGGAGTAACTGCTAACTGGGATAACTACTGAACTATATCCACCTGAACTTCTTATACTACTTAATCCCTGCATAATTATGTCTACAATAACAACTCTACCAAGTGCTATAAACGCATCAAAATCGGTAATAGATACAAACTTTACGAATCTAAACACAGATAAAGCCGAACTCTCAGGGTGAACTTTCACATGAGATATAAGTGTGCCAGATGAAGCCTACTGAGTAGGTTGGAATTGATCGACAGAAGTGCCAACTAAAAACGCTCTCTATGACAAGATAGAAACAATATCGGGTGGTGGTTCTGTAGCTACAGACTCTATATGGGATGCTAAAGGCGACCTCGCAGTAGGAACATGAGCGAATACAGCTTCTCGCCTTGCTGTTGGGACAAACGGACAAATTTTGGTAGCTGACTCTGCAGAAGCTACATGAGTAAAGTGGGCTACAGCTTCAGGAAGTGGAGATATGCTTGCTGCAACATACGATCCTGCTAATATAGCACAACAAGTAGTAGGAACAACAGCTACTCAAACAGTATCATGAAAGACTCTAACAGCTCCAAAGTTTGTAGACAATGGATTTATTGCAGATTCTAATGGAAATGAAATGGTTTCATTTAATCAAAATGCAAGTGCTGTAAACTATCTAGAAATAGAAAATGGCGCAACTGGAAACCCTCCACATCTTCGCGCTATGGGAGACGATACAAACATTTGACTTCATCTTGTAGGAAAAGGAACTGGCGAAGTAAGTGTTTGCGATGCTGCAGATGAAACAAAACGTATTCGATTTCAAGCAAGCTGAAACTCTACATGAGTAATAACAACTCTTGCATCATCTGATACTACTTCACACACTATCACCCTTCCTAATGCTACTGATACCCTTGTAGGTAAAGCAACAACTGATACACTTACAAATAAAACACTCACTTCCCCGACTTTCACTACTCCAGTTCTTGGTACTCCTACCTCTGGAACACTTACTAACTGTACAGGACTTCCTATTGCATGACTTGTATCGTCTACATCCACAGCATTAGGAGTCGGATCTTTAGAACTAGGAAATGCAAGTGATACAACACTTTCTCGAAGTGCTGCAGGAACGCTTGCTGTAGAGGGAATACGAGTAAAAACAACAACTCCTCTTGTGCTTTCGGCAGCTTCATATACCACAGATACAGGTACGTCCTTGAATATGGATAACCTCGATATATTCATAGTTACAGCGCAAGCTGGTGATCTTTTATTCAACTCACCATGAGGAACTCTCGCTCAAGGTAGACAACTTATTATTAGAGTTAAAGATAATGGTACAGCTCGCGCATTGACTTGGAATGCAATATTTCGAGCTATGTGAACAGCCCTTCCAAGTACAACTGTGCTGTCTAAAACCCTTTATCTTGGCTTTATGTATAATAGCACTGACACAAAATGGGATTTAATTGCTAGCGCCCAAGAAGCATAATCTTTTTCAAAATGGCAACAGTAAAAGCATTAGTAGTGGGTGGAGGAGGCGGAGGCGGATTTTCTGCTGCCTGAGGATGAGGTGCGTGAGGATATCAATATGATGCTACTTTTACCGTAACTCCACAAGCATATTCTGTAACTGTAGGTGCTGGATGAAATGGTGGGGTTTGAGCACCATG